GTCTACGACGACCTGCGTTCATATTTAGACGCACGGAAGTACGACGCACGCGCGCTCGGGTACGACCCGTACAACTCCGACACGTTCACACGCCGCTGGGCAATCGACAACGGCGAATTCTTCATGGAGAAGGTCATCCAGGGAATGCGGACCGAGTCCGTGCCTCTTGGCGAACTCAAGAAGATGGCCGAGAATCGCATGCTCGTGTTCGACCAGTTGATCATGTCCTGGACGATGGGTAACGCGCAGGCCAAGGTAGACCTCAACGGCAATCAGATGCTCGTTAAGGATCGGTACGACGCCAAGGTCGACAATGTGTCCGCTCTCATGGATGCCTACGTCGTCGTCAAGCTGCACAAGGAGCAATTCGAATGACCAACCCAAGAGAGGAGGTGACATATCGTGGGGTTTCGTGACCAGCTAGTCCATGCGTGGAATGCTTTCAGGAACGACGAGAAGCGATTGAGCCCGAACGCTTGGGACCAAGGTCCCAGTTACACCGAGCGTCCGAATCAGGCGCCACGCATCGGCTACTCGAACGACAAGACCATCGTCGCTTCGATCTACAACCGTCTCTCAGTCGACGCAACTTCCGTGGAGATCCGACACGTCGAGGTCGACGAGGAAGAGCGTTACGTCAAGGACATCGACAGCTCCCTGAACTACTGCCTGAAGGTCGAAGCCAACATCGACCAGGCTGCGGACGCTTTCATGCAGGACGTGTACCTTTCTCTCTTCGAGGAAGGAGACATCGCGATCGTTCCGGTCGACGCAACGCTCGATCCCGAGCAGACGATGGCGTTCGACGTTCAGTCCATGCGCGTCGGTCGGGTCGAGGAGTTCAAGCCGGGCTACGTCAAGGTCAGCGTCTTCAACGAGCAGAAGGGGTTCCGCGAGAGCAAGTGGTGGAAGAAGAAGTCCACCCCGATCGTGCACAACCCGTTCTTCACGGTGATGAACGAGCAAAGCTCGACGATGCATCGACTGTCTCGGAAGCTTCGGCTCTTGGACACCGTCGATGAGGCCTCGGCTTCGGGCAAGCTCGACATGATCATCCAGCTTCCCTATGTCGTCCGTTCGGAGGACCGGGAGAAGCAGGCGGCCAAGCGCCGTGAAGACATCGCGTTCCAGCTGAAGGACAGTCAGTACGGTGTCGCATATGCGGACGCGAGCGAGAAGATCACGCAGCTCAACCGTCCCGTGGAAAACCAGCTTCTTGCTCAGGTCCAGTATCTGATCGAGATGGTTTACACGCAGCTCGGTCTGACGCCGGAGATCATGAACGGCACGGCCGAAGAGGCTGCGATGCTCAACTACTTCAACAGGACGATCAGCCCGATCGTGAAGGCCGTTCGTCAGGCCATGCAGCGGGCGTTCCTGTCGAAGACCGCATGGGCACAGGGTCAGCGAATCGAATCGTTCCTGGACATGTCCCCGTTCGTCACCATGAAGGACTGGGCAGAGATCTCGGACAAGTTCACTCGCTCCGAGCTGGCCTCCAGCAACGAGCTTCGCAGCAAGATGGGCTGGAAGCCTTCCAAGGACCCGAAAGCCGACGAGCTGCGGAACACCAACATGCCCCGCCAGGCCACCGAGCCCGGTGGGGACGAAGAGGCCGTCCCCGAAGACGACCCGGCAGCCACCCTGGACGCCGAGTTCGACGAAGAGATCACAAGCCTGGCTCAGTCGGGCGTTCTCTCCGCCGAGGACTTCGCGTTCAACTTCTTGGCCCACAAGTACGACGCTGACTACCAGAAGCGTTACTACGAGGAGCACAAGAAGCTCAAGGGCCGAAAGAAGGGTGAGGCGGACTTCGACAAGAACCCGCCCAAGACCAGAAGGGCACGAGTCAGTGCGATAGCGAACAGAGAAGCCGACAAGCTCGGTCCACAGCGCGCCGCGGCGATCAAGAAGCTCGCTGACGACGCTCGATCCCAGTTGGAGACTCTCACCGAGACTTTCCGAGCCTGGGTCGACGCTCATCCCAAGGTCAGCGATGCTGAGCGGTGGGCCAAGCGTGACGAGATGCTCGCTAAGAAGGATCAGATCGTCAAGAAGCTGAAGGAGGACGTCACCAAGTTCGAGTCCAACACCAAGAAGACCACGACGGCTCCTGAGGGCCGTCATCACTGATCGAAAGGAGAAGGTCAAAATGGCAGCAGAAACACGTAAGCCCGACTTTGTCGGCGTTGCCACGAAGGCCGGCCTCGAGTGCTCTGACGGTCGAACCATCATGGATGACGCGTTCGCGCACCAGGATGGTCTGAAGGTTCCGCTTGTCTGGAACCACCAGCACAGCGACGTCACGAACACTCTGGGACACGCCATCCTCCGCAAGGTGGGCGGCGACATGCACTGCGAGGGGTACTTCAACGACACCCCCAAGGCGCAGCACGCCAAGACGGCGGTCATCCATGAGGACATCGACTCGCTCTCCATCTGGGCCAACAAGCTCGTGGAGAAGGCGAAGCAGGTCTTCCACGGCTCCATCAAGGAGGTGTCGTTGGTGCTCTCGGGTGCCAACAGCGGTGCCTTGATCCAGGAGATCAACATCGCCCACGGCGACTACAACGAGACCCTCGAGAACGAGGCGATCGTCTTCACCGGTCTGTCCTTCCTCTCCCACGCGGACGAGGAAGCCAGCACGGAGGAGGGTGGGGAGTCCGTCGCGGACATCCTCGACACGCTGACGGAGAAGCAGAAGGACGCCGTCGGCATCGCTCTGGTGGAGGCCATCGAGGCCCGTGACGCCGAGCACGCTGAGCACACCGAGACGGACGAGGAGAAGGCTGCCCGCGAGGCAGCTGAGGCTGCGGCCAACACCGAGACCGACGAGGAGAAGGCTGCCCGTGAGGCAGCGGAGCAGAAGGCCGCCGAGGCCGCCAACAACACCAACGAGGGCGACCTCAACCACACGGAAGGAACCACCGACATGACCGGACGTCACACGTTCGAGGGCGCTGGCAAGGGCGGGGCGGACGTCACCCTGACCCACGCTCAGGTCCAGACCATCCTGGACGACGCCAAGGAGGGCGGTAAGTACAAGACCGTCTCCGAGTCGTTCCTGGCTCACGCCGTCGAGTACGGGGTCGAGAACATCGACTTCCTCTTCCCGGACGCGAAGACCATCGCCGACAGCCCGGAGTTCGTCTCCCGGCGCATGGAGTGGGTCTCCACTCTCCTCTCGGGCGCCCGCAAGGTGCCCTTCAGCCGCATCAAGTCGATGTCGGCCGACATCACCCACGACGAGGCCCGTGCCAAGGGTTACGTCAAGGGCAACATGAAGAAGGAGGAGTGGTTCGGACTCGCTCAGCGAGAGACCACCCCGCAGACCATCTACAAGAAGCAGAAGCTGGACCGCGACGACATCATCGACGTCACGACCATCGACATCGTGTCCTGGCTCAAGGCCGAGATGCTGGTCATGCTCGACGAGGAGCTCGCTCGTGCGGCGCTCATCGGTGACGGCCGTGAGGTCGACGACGAGGACAAGATCAAGGAGGACAAGGTCCGCCCGATCGCCTTCGACGACGACTTCTACACCGTCAAGGTCGCAGTGCCGGCCAACGTGTCCCCCGACGGTCTCGTCGAGTCCCTGCTCCGCGCCCGCAAGCAGTTCCGCGGCTCGGGTCGTCCCGTGATGTTCACCACCACGGACATCCTGACCGACCTGCTGCTGGACAAGGACCGGATGGGTCGCTACCAGTACGAGACCCAGGCTGCGCTCGAGACCAAGCTTCGCGTCTCGGCGATCGTCGAGGTCGAGGTCATGGAGGGCACGCAGACCGACGACGGCGAGCTGCTCGCTGTTCTGGTCAACCTCTCGGACTACACCTTCGGTGCGGACCGGGGCGGTGCGACGACGATGTTCGAGGACTTCGACATCGACTTCAACCAGAACAAGTACCTGATCGAGCGTCGCCAGTGCGGGGCGCTCACCAAGTTCCACTCGGCCATCGCGGTCACCCGTGCGAACGGTACCGGCGTCGACGTGAGCACTGGCTTCGTCCCGACGTTCGTGCCTGCCACCGGTGTCGTCACGATCCCGACCAAGACCGGAGTCAAGTACTACAACTCCGAGACCGACGCCCTGCTCACCGCGGGTGCTCAGTCGGCGATCGCTGCCGGCGCGACCGTCTCGATCGAGGCGCGTCCCGACGCGGGTTACTACTTCCCGCACAACACCGACGACGACTGGGACTTCACCCGTCCGAGCGCCTGATCTGGAGGTAGCTGATGGCAAAGTTCAGAGCGGCTGTCGGCTACGTTCACGAGTCCGTCGAAGTACGACCGGGTATCTGGAAGGAGGTTGTCGTGGAGCACATCTACCGCGGCAACCTCCTCCGGAACGCTCGGCAACTTCTAGAGGGAGAGAAAGTCAACGACGATATCTCCCTGTCGAACTCGATCAGCATCGTTGCCGATGCGTACGCACGCGAGCATTTTCATGACATCCGCTACGTGAAGTGGGCGGGGGCTGTCTGGACGGTTTCGGAAGTCTCCGTCGGGCATCCTCGCCTACTTCTCCGGTTGGGAGGTGTCTACAATGGAAACTCAACCCCAACTCCAGTCACTCCTTGAGTCAATCGAGGGTGTGGAGAAGGCATAT